CGAGCATAAGGAAATTTACGAGACGGAATCGTCTGATCGCAGCTTCGAGGAAGAAGTTGCTCTGGCCGGTTTCGACGCAGCGCCCGTCAAGAACGAGGGTTCTGCAATCTCGTATGACAACGCGCAGGAGTCGTACACTGCTCGGTACAGCCATGAGACCATTGCAATGGGATTTATGATCACCGAGGAGGCCATGGAGGACAATCTCTATGACTCTCTCAGCGGTCGTTATACCAAGGCCTTGGCTCGTGCGATGGCGTACACCAAACAGGTGAAGTCCGCGACCCCGCTCAACAACGGGTTCACGTCTTACCAGTCCGGTGACGGTGTCGTGATGTTCAGTACCGCGCATCCACTTGTGTCAGGTGGCACAAACTCCAACCGTCCGTCCACTGGTGCCGATCTTAACGAAACCTCCCTAGAGGCGGCTGTTATTCAGGTGGCCAAATGGACGGATCAACGGGGTCTTTTGATTGCGGCTCGTCCGCGTCGATTGGTCGTCCCGCCTGATCTCATGTTTGTGGCAACCCGCATTCTGGATAGTGAGAATCGTCCAGCAACTGCGGACAACGACGTTAATGCGATCAAGAATAATGGAACGATTCCTGAAGGGTATCGCGTGAACCACTATCTCACCGATACCAACGCATGGTTCATGGTAACTGACGTTCCGAACGGCATGAAGCACTTTGAGCGTGCCGCGATGACTACCGCAATGGATGGCGATTTCAATACGGGCAATGTAAGGTACAAGGCCCGTGAGCGTTATTCGTTCGGTGTCTCCGACCCTCTCGGCATGTACGGTTCGCCGGGTTCTTCATAATCCAACGGATGAGGGGGGGGGCAATGTCCTCCCCCTTGTCTTTCTGTTTCTATCTGGGATTCAATTAGCTCCAGCGACTGGCCCAGCAGACGCTACGAAGACTCTGGAGCGAGCCCTTTCGTAGGAGGAAGCCAAAATGGCTGCGACAACCTTTAATGGCCCAGTCCGTTCAGAGAACGGATTCGAGCAGATTTCCATAGCATCCGGCACGGGTGTTATCACGACCAACTTGGATGTGGACACAAGCGGTAATTTGGTTACCACTGGCTACGTCTCGTCTTATGACAATATTGTCTCAATCACTGATGCCACATATGCTGTGGTCTCTACTCAGTCCGGGGCTGTGTTTGACCTTAATCGTGCGGCAGGCATTGTTGTTACGTTGCCCACCGCAGTGGCTGGTCTGCAATACACTTTCATTGTCGGCACCACCTTCACGGGCGCGGGTCAGATCAATACGCAAAATACCAGTGATCTTTATTCTGGGTTTGCCATGATTTTTGATCCTGCGACAGCCACTGACATGAATGCTTTCATCCCAGACGCCAGCAATGACGACACGATTGATCTCGGCACAGCGGGACAGGGTTGGCTTGTTGGTGGAATTATTCGCCTGAAAGCAACGACGGCAGCGGTCTGGCATTGTGAGGCCCATTTACATGGTGATGGAACTCTTGCCACGCCATTTGAATAATTGATGAGAGGGGGGCTTCGGCCCCCCTTTTTTAGGAGTGGACTATGGCAGACGCTGTTAGCACAACCACCATAGAGGACGGCCCGCGCCAGCTTGTCGTTCAGTTGACCAATCTTTCCGACAATTCGGGAGAGGCGAAGGTAACGAAGATCGACGTTTCAGCTCTCGCGAGTGACAATCTCGGGAATGCCTGCAACGAGGTTCGAATACAGGAAATCTGGGCTCAGGTTTACGGGTTCGATGGGGTCCAGCTTTGGTACGATGCAGACACTGATGTGGTTGCATTCAATGCCGGGGTAGGTTGGACATATCAGGATTTCACCAATGTTGGTGGTCTGAAGATGTATGGGACCAACGCGACCGGAGATGTTCTTCTTTCCACACTCGGAACGGAGGCCTCTGGTGATGCTTACCAGATCGTTATCCGTGCTGTTAAGTATTACGCATGAGTGATGTGAGATGCCACAGGACGCGGGGATGATCTGGAATCTCATTTTGAGTGTGGGCGGTGCGTTATTCGTTTGGTGGGTCCGGGGAATTAGCAGTCAGGTTCAGGATGTACGACGGAGAATTGCCGACACCAGAGAAGAGGTGGCGAAAACCTATGTGACCAAGAGTGATCTCCAGCAGGGCATGAAAGATCTGATGAGCAGATTCGATAGGCTTGAAGAGAAATTCGACAGGCTTATGGTTGCCCGGTCGCTTCCCTAGAAATGGCTGTTTCGCGAGCGCAGACTTCGAAGCAATTGACCGGACGCGGGAAGAAAAAGGTGTCGAAGGTTATGCATGAGTTCGGGAAGGGGACTTTGCGGTCTGGTAGCAAGAGGGGCTCGAAGGTCAAGAGTCGCAAACAGGCAATTGCAATAGCGCTGTCTGAAGGACGGCGCACATCGAAGAGGAGCAAGTAGATGCCGGATGTAAAGGGTAAGAAATTCCCATACACTACCAAGGGTAGACTCGCCGCTGCGGAGCATGCAAAGAAAGAGAAAAAGAAAAAGAAGAAGGGGAACCCTCACAAGCGGAAGCGGTCTTCTTGAGATGGGCGAGGAAGTGGGGGAATATTTTCGCCTTCCGATCAAGCTGGTCGATGATGGGAAATGCGTACCGTGGATTTCGGTGATCGACATATCGGGCGCTCAGCTTCCGTTTAATACCCGGCTTCCCAGTTCCCCGGAAGAGCGGGATTTTCTTGGCGACTATGGCAAGCAGGCCGAACTTGAGGCGATAAAGCGCACCGGCAGGTGCGTTCTTGAGAGCATGAATGAAGCGGAGGAAGGTTGATGGCTACCAGCGGCACGACTTCTTTCACCCTCGATATTTCGGATATTTGCGAGGAAGCATACGAGCGTGCCGGTGTTGAGATGCGTGGTGGGTACGATCTGAAGACTGCCAGACGCAGCTTAGATTTGATGTCTCTTGAGTGGATCAACAGGGGCCTGAACCTATGGACGATAGAGGAGGGCAGTCAGACGTTGACCGCAGGCACCGCCACCTACAGCTTTCCCTCCGGCACTATTGATTTCTTGGATCAGATGATCCGCATCGATGATGCCGACACCGCAAACCAAACAGATACCTCGATAACAAGAATTAGCCCGTCAACATATGCTTCGATTCCCAACAAGCTCACGCAGGCGAAGCCTCTCCAGATCTATTTCCAGCGCACCACCTCTCCTCAGTACACTTTGTGGCCTGTCCCTGACGACACGGAGACCTACAAGCTGATTTACTGGCGCATTAGGAGGGTGCAGGATGCGGGGACTGCTGGTTCCAACACCTACGACGCCCCGGAGAGATGGCTCCCGGCCCTGACGGCGGGTCTCGCCTACTACATCTCCATGAAAAGGCCAGAATCTCTCAACCGGGTTCAGGGTCTGAAGGCGATTTATGATGAGCAGTTTGCGTTCTGTGCGGCAGAGGATCGTGTCAAGGCATCGTTTCAGGTGGTGCCCGGCGGTTATGGGAATATGTGATGGCAAGCTTCGCAGCGGGGAAAAGGGCTCTCGGAATTTGCGACCGTAGTGGCTTCACTCACAAGCTCAGGGATCTGGTGCCTCAGATCGTGGCAGGCCGGGACACGGGATTAAAGGTTAGCCGATCAATGCTTGATCAGGATCAGCCGCAGTTGATGCTCGGTAAGTTGCCAGTTGATGATCCGCAGGCATTGCGTGGACCGCGCCCAGATCTGAACCTCACCGTTGCCCGTAATATCGTGTGGAACTGGGCTCCCGTGGGGGATCGCAATTCCTTGGCCTTTCTTTATGGTTTCTCGACACAAACGAGTATGGAGGCCACGGGAGAGGTGGGCTCGGTGACGGTGTCGACATGACGGCCAGAGAAATGGATTTAACGGAGAAGGCCATTGAGTTTCCGGGCGTCCAGTATTGCGTGGAGGTTGGTGCGGGTTTCGAGGGGCCGATGGTTCAGGTCTCCTTTGACGGTTTCGTCGATGTGGAGCATGCGGACTATTTCGCGAGATACATTCTCAAGATGCTGGAACTGAATGCGAAGGGGAGCCCGTCGGGCTATATGAACTGATGAACTATTCCACGCTCGTTCAGGCCATCAAGGATTACACCGAGAACACGGAGACCACTTTCGCCGACAACATCGACAACTTTATCGGGCAGACGGAGGAGAGAATTCTCTTCGATGTCGATCTTCCTGTTTTTCATAAGAATGTTCAGGGATCGATCACAAGCGGTAATTTCTATCTGACGAAGCCGACGGATTTTCTAACTTCGTTCTCTCTCGCGGTTATCGATAGCGGGAATGTCTACACCTATCTTCTCCCGAAAGATGTTTCTTTCATACGGGAGTTCTCGCCAGATACGGATTCGACCGGTTCGCCACGTTACTACGGGCACTTCAATGACGTGGCTTTCATTCTGGCTCCGAAACCTGATGCCACCTACACCACGGAGCTTCACTACAAATCGAAGCCCCCGCAGATATCTAGTTCTGTCACCACCACATGGTTGGGCGATAATGCGTCCACCGCTCTCTTGTATGGGTGTTTGGTCGAGGCCTACACTTTTATGAAGGGTGAGGCAGATCTGCTGAACCTTTATGAAAGCCGCTACAGGTCGGCATTGCAGGGGATACAGAAAATCGGACAGATCGATGATCAGAGGGATCTATACAGGAATGGGCAGCTAGTGATGACGGGAGCCGCTAGGTGATTGGGTTAGAGGCTTCTCCGATTATGGCTGTGGTAGTTGAGACGAGTGAGAATGGCGGCCTGTCGGCAGAACAAATTACAGAATTATGCTGCCGGAAAATTGTGTACGTTAGCGCGGGCGCTCCTCCCGCGATAAAGCAGCAAGCCGAGGAGTTTCGTGAGCGCATAGCGGTGATCGTTCATCACTATGTTAAGGAGGCAATGCGGTCGGAAAGAGATCGCTGCGCCCAGATAGCCTCCAAGGGGGGCTATGAGGATTTAACCGATTTGCTTAGGAGGGCCTGACATGGCTTTTGATGGGAATTTTAT